CGTGCGGTAGGGCATATGACTGGTGGACAGATAAGAACCAGGAAGTATGTCGTTACTACGAGTTCCACGATTTATAAGGGTGATCCCGTTATCGTTACAAGTGCTGGCACTGTAACACCAGCGGCATCTACCGACACCACAGCGATTTTGGGTGTCGCGGCAGAGTATAAGACAACGGCAAAAGATATTCTGATTTATGACGATCCGAACATCATCTATGAGGTTCAGACGACAGACTCAGCTACCACAGCCGCAGCTTCAGTCTTTACAACCGCCGATATGATTACTTACGCAGCGGGTAACTCAACAACGGGATTGAGTATTATGGAACTTGCCGACTCAGGTACGTCAACTGGTCAGTTCTTGATTATAGGACTTTCCGAGAGACCGGACAATGCTTGGGGCGAGTTCTCTAAAGTTTTATGTATTCTAAACCAGACCGCCTACAAAGAAGGCTATGCTGGTGTATAACAAATAAGGAGGAAGTAACATGGCAGTTTTGACAACCGCAGGATTCTCCGAACTGTTATACCCCGGCCTGAAGGCCATTTGGGGCATTTCGTATTCAGATTATCCTGAGGAATACACCAAGATATTTGAGGTGAAGACTTCGGATAAGGCATACGAAAAAACAGTCGGATTGACGGGATTTGGCACCGCCTCTGTTAAAGCGCAGGGTGGTAGTGTTTCTTATGATGATGCATATCAGGGTTATACGCAGACCCTTACCCATTCAACTTATGGGATTGGGTTTATCGTAACCTCTGAAATGTATGAAGATGACCAGTATGGCAAGATCAACGCTTTACCGAGGGCTTTGGCTCGTTCGGTACGGCACACGGTTGAAATTGCCGCTGCGAATGTTCTCAATAGGGGTTTCAACAGCACCTATACGGGCGCGGACGGGAAGGAACTTCTTGCCACCGATCATCCATTAGTGGGTGGCGGAACGGAACAGAACGAACTGACCACTGCCGCAGACCTTTCCATGACCTCTCTTGAGCAGGCAATGATTGACATTGGCGACCTGACAGACGAAAGAGGTCTTATTATCGCCGCAAAACCAAGAATGCTCATTGTTCCACCGGAGCTTGACTGGACGGCGCGACAGCTTCTGGGTTCTGAAAAAGACCCTGAAACGAATTTCAACGCCATCAACCCCGCTAAAGGATTGATGCCCTTCACGGTAAACCACTACCTGACGGATTCCGATGCCTGGTTCATCAAGACTGATGTTCCTGAAGGCATGGTGTTCTACTGGAGGCGGAGACCCGCATTTACCAAAGATAACGATTTCGACAGCGATAACGGGAAGTATAAATCCACATTCAGATTTAGTGTTGGATGGGATGATTACAGAGGGATTTTCGGCGCACCAGGTGCCTAAACCAACGGAGGGGGGTGAAAGATATTTCTTTGAGACCTTTTTGTAAAATTTGTGGCAGGCCATCAATGGCAAGTGGTTATAGAAATGGCAAACAAAGGTGGGGTACTCTATGCGCTTCGTGCAACGATAGACGAAGATCACCATATCGAAAGTTCAGGGGTAACGTTTGTGATATTTGTGGATTTATTCCTGCTCATCAATGTCAATTAGATGTTGATCATATAAATGGTGATTCAAGTGACCATAGACTTTCTAATTTGCAAACCATTTGTGCAAACTGCCACAGATTGAAAACAAAAATGAATGGGGATTTTAATAGAACTCCATTTCATATTAAAAATAATGGTCAAGAAGAACTATTCTCATTCCCCCCTTCAAACCCCTTGTAAGCCGACTTAGATGTTCGGGGTCACAGGGAAGGAGAAAGAGTTATGGGTGTAAAATATTATAGGAACCTCGAACTACTGACACCGAGGGAGTTGTGGTCTGTTGGGACGACTTCGGAAATTCAGTATGTCGATGGCGACTATGGAGCAAATGCGGCAACGAATCAGGGTTGGCATCCTACCCGTGCGGTATCTTCTATTACGCAGGCGGTAACGAATGTCACCGGATTCAGGACAGCGGTAATTTACGTCCGTCCAAGAAGTGTGGCTACTTCGGCACAGACTTATTATACGGACAACATTACCATTCCACTTACGACACCTGGCCTTTCGATTATCGGCGCGGGGTCTAACCCCGTGAGGCCGTTCATGGGTGTTGCATTAAAGGTAACGACCTCGACAAGTGCCTTGATTACCATTCTTGCGAGTGATGTCCACCTTGAAGGAATGAGACTTGCTGGAACGGGGCAGAACGCGACAGACGGGATTTCGATTATTGATGCTCTGGCGAGTGCTGGTAGCGGGGCAACGGGAACGCAGATTGTGAATTGCCGACTCGACAACGCCAAGACTGGTGGGGCAATCAATATCGACAGTCCGAACCACTTTGAGATTGTGGGTTGTTCGTTTGATGAATGTGCTGTTGGTATTACCACGGTTGCCTCGACAGGCAGTTATGCTTCAAGAGGACTGAAGGTCATTGACTGTGACTTCGGCGGCAGGAATACCGTGAGAGATATGGATATTTATATTTCTCAGACAGGTTCAGGAAACGCCACGACAGGCATGACGGGTTATGAAATTCTGAACTGCCGTTTCCTCGATGCACTTCCCGCAAAGGGTGGAAACAACAGGTATATCAAGATTGCCAATGGAGATTGCGGCATGATTGCCGGTTGTTACTTTGCCTGCTCAACAGGTGGTTCTAACTCAACAGAGTTCGGGTCAAGTGGCACTCAGTGTATTGTTCCAACGACATGGTTCATGGCTGGTTGCTACTCCGGCAATACCACGGGAGTTATTGATAACGTCTAACCTAATGGGGAGGGGTGTAAAAGCCCCTCCTTTTTACAGAAAGGATAATTCGTGAAGAAAACCCTATTCACGCTAAACGTAGATGACTACGCACCGGAGATTCGGGAATTAACCTACCCGCTATTAAAAGAATACGCTTATAAGATTGGCGCAGAGTTCTTTGAAATTACTGAACGAAAGAACCCCTCCATGCCGCCCGTATATGAAAAGATGCAGATATACGACCTCGGCAGGGAGATGAAAAACGATTGGAACATCTTTATTGACGCAGACGCATTGATTCATCCAGACTTTCCCGACATTACGACACAGTTAAATAAGGATACCGTCTGTTTCCACGGGAAGGATTTTGCTCCGATAAGGTGGCGATACAACAATTATCTTTTGAGGGACGGCAGGCACATAGGTGGTTGTAACTGGTTTGCCATTGCTTCAGATTGGTGTCTTGATCTTTGGCATCCATTAGAAGTTCCTTTTGAAGAAGCGGTTGAAAACATCTTCCCGATTGCGGGAGAATTGAGAACAGGGATTACAAGGGAACACCTCATTGACGACTATCTTACATCACAGAACATTGCCCGATACGGACTGAAGCATACAACGGTCATGCAGATGTTCCCGCCGGAAATGAAGATTACGCCAAATTTAATCTTCCATGAATACATCGCCACAATAGACGAGAAGGTGGTTCTCTTTGAGAAAGTCCTTCAGAAATGGGGGATAAAATGCGGGGGATAATCTACAAGGCAACAAACCAGATAAACGGGAAAGTTTATATTGGGCAGACATCAAGAAAATTAAATAGAAGAATCATAGAACATTTTAGTGACAAAAGGTTACTTCGACTCCCCTTTTCTCGTGCATTAAAAAAGTATGGGCAACAATCGTTTGAGTTTATTGTTATTGATTTTGGGGAAGATAAACCAACATTAGATGAAAAGGAAAAGCATTGGATTGATTTCTATGATTGCAAATCTCCGCAGGGATACAATTTAACAGATGGTGGAGATGGAACCTCAGGCATAAAAAGACCAGACATATCAGAAATAAATCGGCGTAAGGTTGGTGAAAAAAATCCAATGTATGGTGTTAGATACACAGATGAACAAAAAAAATTATTTGGAAGTTCTGGAGAAAAAAATCCAAACTTTGGTAAACATTGGGATGATGAACACAGACAATTAATAAGTCTAAGAACACGCGAGGCTATGCAACGTCCAGAAGTTAGGGAAAGGTTTATGGCGGCTATCTCAAAGAAAGATAATCATGGTGATGTATCATGCGCGCTTTAAGGGATATGCACGCTCTGCAAATCGAGGTGACAAACAAGTGCTTGAATTCATGCAGTAATTGCACGCGGCTTTGTGGTTCCCACAAAAAGCCATATTTCATGGAAATGCAACAATTCATAGAAGCGGTTGATTCTGTATTAGAATTTCCACATATGATTGGAATAATTGGCGGAGAACCGTTGCTTGTTCCTCACTTTGAGGAAATGTGTTCTTATCTTCGCGAGAAACTTCCTAAAGAAAAATGTGGATTATGGACTTGTTTGCCGAAAGGGTTTGAACATTATCGGGAAGCTATCTGTTCGACCTTTGGACACATTCTCTTAAATGACCATACAAGAAATGATGTATTGCACAGCCCCGTATTAGTTAGTGCAAAGGAACTCTGCAAGGACGAAAACGACAAGGCGAAGATGTGGTATCTCATTGACCATTGTTGGGTTCAGAACTGTTGGAGTGCTTCAATAAATCCTACGGGTGCTTACTTCTGTGAGGTTGCCGCCGCGTTAAGCCTTTATCTGAGACTTAAAGTCGGATGGAAGGTTGAACCTGGATGGTGGGAAAAGATACCCATACAGTTCAAGGAACAGGCCGAAGCGTGCTGTCCTCTTTGTGGGTGTGCCATGCCGTTGATGAAACGGGCAAGCATTGAAGGGATTGATGACATATCTCCCCTCATGTTTGAACGGATAAAGAATTGCTCTCCTAAGATAGAGAAGGGGAAATACAAGATACACGACCTCAAGATGTTCAGGGATATGCGTAATTCTGCTACTTATAAAGACGAAGAGTATCGGGCGGGGATTGCGGAACGATACGGCATATTCCTGATGATAAACGACTTGGGTTATCAGACACCATATTTGAAGAGGGATTGGGATGTTAATCATAACGAGCAAAAACCGAAAACGGTTCGGGAAAGTCCGTTCCGAAATAGAATCCAATTTGCTTAAAGAGTGGGGTTCCGCCTCACTCACAGAAGAGCAAATTGACAAGGTGAAACACCTTGAAAAGAAACACGACATCAAAAGCGGCATTGTTCCCATATCCGCAATAGAAAGGATTAAATGAGAATTATTATCGCCGCACCAGGGTCTATGTTCCACTACCAAACGGTGTGGAGTTTGATGATGCTTCAGAACCGGCTTCATGCCCTTGGGTGGAAAGTCGCCTTTGCGGATGGTGTATCTAATAACATTTATGAAGTAAGAAACCTTCTACTTCGGTGGGACAAGGAAAAGAAAGGCAAGCAGATACCCTTTGACGGCCTTCCTTATGATTATATCTTGTGGGTGGATTCCGATCAGGTCTTTTCCCCCGAACAGTTTGATAAGCTCTTTGAATCGAAGAAGGACATTGTAAGCGGGTGGTATGCGATAAACCATACGGACACCTGTTTTGGATGGCAGCCTAACAGAAGATGCAAGATTGAGGAAGCAAAGAACCCCAATGTGAAAATGTTTTCCCTTCCTACTGAACGAGACCACAACTTCAAGGACGGTTTTCTGGATGTTGACTGGACAGGGTTCGGGTTTCTCTTGATGAAGAAAGGGGTCTTGGAATCCATCGAAACCCCGTGGTTTGAACCACTACCTTTCGGGAACAGATACATGATGGATGATGAGGCGTTTTGTTGTAAGGCAAGACAAGCGGGATACAAGGTTTATGTAAATACAAAAGTAAGAATCGGACATTCTAAGACATTCGTAATATGAATAAGAAATGTAGCAGATGTAAATTATTAAAACCGCTTTCTTCCTTTGGTAAGGATAAGAACTCAAAGAGTGGTTTGAATTATTATTGCAGAGAGTGTGCTAATTATACCTCTCGCAAGAGGCGTATTGAAAATATTGAACATTGTAGAGAAGTGGATGCAAAGTGGAGAGAAAAAAACAGAACAAAATGTTGTGAAACAGTAAAAAGGTATCGTCAACGGAACATAGACAAAGTCCGCCAAAGGGAGAGTAATTATCGTGCCATAAATCGGGAACGCCTCCGAGAGTCCTATAATAAATGGAGACTTGAAAATCCAGATAAATCTAAAAATGCTACAAATAATTGGGTAGAAAATAATAAAGATAAGATGCGTGAGTTGGGTCGTTTATATAGAAATAAGCGTAGGAAAGAAGATTACAAGTTCAAATTGAATCATAGGTTTTCTTCTTTGTTGCGTAAATCTATTAGTTCAAAAAATGGACATACTTGGGAACAAATAGTTGGATATACAATTTCAGATTTAATTAAACACATTGAATCAAAGTTTACAGAAGGAATGTCGTGGAATAATTATGGGAGATATGGATGGCATATAGACCATATTATTCCTATTTCGGCATTTAACTATTCTAATTATGAAGATATTGATTTTAAAAAGTGTTGGGATATAAATAATTTACAACCATTGTGGGCATCCGATAACATTCGAAAATGTGATAGATTGGAAAAACCATTCCAACCATCGTTATGTTTATCGGTAAATTAACAACGATATAGGACAACGCAGAGAAGGTGCAACGCCTTACAGGAGAATGAAATGGCTTTCAAGTTTGACAATCTCACAGCGATAGGGGCGACAAACGCCGTAAAGGTGGCAAGGGGTACCGTAGATCATACCGTTGAAGTAAACCTTACGTCCACCACAACGACACTCATTTCCGCCGCAACGGTAGTTCTTCAGGGAAGCATGAAAGCGGAGGATGCAGTAACAGGTGTCCATACCGACCCGACCTTGGCGGATGGGTCAACAAACACCCGAATGAAAACAGGCACGTTCTACTACAGGATTGATGGGACGAACTACTCCAAGACCACCGTAGCGGCAGGGGCGGCGTTTGCCGACCTCGCAGGAACGGCCTATACAGGCAAGATTACCGACACATTGTATGGTGGTTCGGTGGTTCTTGTTAATAGTTCAGGAACGGTTCTTCATTGGTTCCCAATGGCGACTCCACAGACTTACGCTTCTTCGACCCTGTGCCTTGCGGCATTGAGGGCTTATGTCCCCCCAAAGAACCTTTGTAAAATCGGGTATCATGTCATTGTCGCTACAGGTGGAGATTTCACCTACGGAACCACACCAGTTACAGGTCTTATCACCTACTATGACGAACAGACTTCGTTTTTCAACCTTCAGAGTTACGCCCTTGATGCTACGGATATTGCGGCACAGAGAGCCATGTTCCATGTATCTTCGAAAAGCGTTCCTTATATCCGGTGCTATTTGAGTGCCTTGACGGGGACGGGAACCGTGGGGATAAAATACTATCCCGGCACTTACTAAGAGGATACGGCTATGAACGATACATTTATCAGGGTTGTTGCATCGGAAAGGCCGTATGGATATGAGGTATCCGGTGGGAATATTGCCGGTCATACCACATGGTTGAAGATTGGTTTTAATGCGGCTGTGGGTGCAACGGCAGAAGTCATCGCCCCTCAAGGCGGTGCGTATGCATTCCCTGCCGCAGAAGCCCATATGCACATTGTTTCGAGTGATGCGGCAGATAAGGGAACTGCCGAAGCGGGAACGGGAATTAGAACTGCAACAGTGCATTATCTCAATTCCGCCGGTGCTGAAAAGAGCGAAACGGTTACATTGAATGGGGACACGATTGTTGAAACGGATGCTACGGATATTTACCGAATCCAGGACTTCCGAGCCGTAACAACAGGCACCTCCCTTGCCGCCGTAGGAACTATAACTATCAAAAACCATGCCAACGCTGTGACTTATGCAAGCATGGCGATAGGGGATACCAGCTTAAGACAGGCAGTATGGACAGTTCCCGCAGGAAAGACACTTTATGTATCCGATATTGAGGTGGGTTGTGTTGCGGATGCTGCAAACAAATACTGTACCGTATCCCTTAAATCATCCTACGATTCCTATACAGCAACGGTATTGTCGGCAGGGGTTATAGTTCCTTATTCTGATATTTCACTTGAATCGGGAGTTTCGAATCTTCATCTATTTGCTCCCCTGAAATTCCCTGCCACTTCAGACATTGTTGTTACAGGCGTATCAAACAGTAGCGCGGTAACGCAAGTCGTGTTGAGGGGGTGGACGGAATGAAACTATATGACAGGATAATTAACGATATTGCCAAAGCGGTAGTTGCCCTAACCCCGACACCAGAACCGATTGTATTCCCCGAATTTCCTGAAATAGTCATCCCTGAATATCCCGACCTTACGCCTTTAAGGGACGGTCTTGAGGCCATTCATCTTAGACTCTCTGCCATAGAAGTCCTGAGTAATGACGTTAATGAAAGGATAAGTGCGATAGATATCATCATGGCGGATATGGCGGAAAAGGTTTCAGCACCCGTTGAGAAGACGATTGAGAAGACCATCGAACAAAGAACTATTGAAGTGGATTCCGTCACAAAGGAACCCCTTGTCCACGTTCACAAGTGGGGTAGGTTCAAGCAATGGGTTGTTAATGGAGAGATTGTTTCGGCACAACGATGTGTGGAGTGTCAGGCGATAAATGAGATTTGATCTAACTCAGACCAATTTAAGCGGCCAGACTTCCGTTGTCGCACTTGGGTATCATTGGAACTCCTCTTCATTGGCCTTTGAGGTAAACACTGGCGGGACGACAGCGGGGACAGATGTTACCGTAACCAATTTTCCCGCGTCTTATGCAGTCACGGGAACCTTCTGGCAGACGACACAACCCGTTGACCTGACCAAGATCGGGGGTGCGGCGGTAGGTGCGGACAACGGCCTTTATATCCGTCCAGGGACGGGAGTTTCGTTTGCTGCGGCACCGGCTTCAACGTGGGTATCGGGTGCGTTGACTTTAACCGATGCGGCAACGGCATACAAAATTCCCGCAAGTGAACAGGCAAGCCGGACGGTATTGATACTCTATAACGGAAGTGACACGGATATGTATGTGGGGTCTTCTGCGGTAACGACTTCAACGGGGATTTTGTTGGCTACGGGTGCGACAATGACGCTGGATGCAGGTTCGGGACTGTATGCCATTTGTGCGAGTGCGGGAAAGATACTGAGATATTTGGAGGGAAAATGAGTGTAATCACTGACAAGCTGAACGCGGAATGGGGCGAGAAGCAAATTGATGAAAAGCAGTTTGCTGTGAGGGCTGAGATCGAGAGCCTTTACAACACGGTAAACGATTTCATTTTGAGGGCGGGGGCGAACTATCCAACGGGGGACGCGACGTTTGATGCCTACGTTGCGCCGATAGCCACGGAGATAACGAAGTTTCGGAACCTGCTCAACGGGTATGCTGAGTTTATTGGGTGGAGACAGCCATAAATGGCTTACGAAGCTAAAACACAGAATAACCTTGCCAAATGGTGGGTGATCGGAACCGGAAGCGTGGTAAACCGCCTTTCGGAGATAATGGATGACTGCCCGTTAGGGCCTGCCATTTATTATACTACGGGTTGGACAACTGGAACGCTTGGAATAGCACTTACGGTTTCCATCAACAATGGCGGGACAGGATATACGGTTGCAGACGTGCTTACTCTTACCGGCGGGGGGAATGACTGTACCGTAACGGTTGCAACTGTATCATCGGGAGTTATCACAGGCATAACCCTGACCACAGGCGGAACGGGATACGCAACGGGGAACTATAACGTCACGGGCGGAACAGGCGGGAATGACGCGATAATAACGATTGCCACGATTACCGTTGAATACTATCGGACACAGGCCACGGCAAATGATTCAACTGACGAAAAAATAGGTGTTGGTGCATGGGCGGCTCTGGCAGCAGGGACGGGGATTGGCGCACTTGCCGCAGGGCAGTATTTCTTTGATGTGGGAACGACACGACTCTATGTGCGTTTGACGGGAGACGTTATTGCAAATGCCACCAATCAGGTTCGGGCGCACTATGTTTGGGATGGTGCGGGTGCGGGGCCGGTCTTTATGACGGAAGTGGTTGAGGATGGATTGTATCAAATACATTTGAATATGGATTTAGGGGAAGGAACGACCAGCACAACGCTTGCCAGCTTAAAAGAAATTGTCCGTTTTGATACCAATGTAACATTTAACAAGACCGGCAACACCACACTCACTATGGGAGAATTGCAGTCGGGCGGTGGTGCGTCAGGGCCTATTTGGTCATTTGATGGTACTGGAATATTCACATACGGGTACAATGGCGGATTAAACATGACAGCCTATGGCGCAGTGGTTGAATATCGGGCAAACGCCAGTGCGTTGGTTGCACTGAAAGGAACATGGACTGATTGTATTTTCAACTTTCATTCTTCCACCGCGGGTTCATACCTTGGCATATATGCTCCCGCAACCGTGACACGAGGTGCGGTTCTTTTTTCCCTCAGTACCGGAAGAATAGATATTGCGGGTGCTGTGACAGTTTCAGATACAATATCGAATTGTTCACAACTTACGGATTATGCCTCCGTAAATATAACAGTTCCGGGTGTAGTTTTGACTAATACCAGCATCGAAGCCAAGGTAGTCTATGCCTATACACTTACCTTGGTAGATATAACAGAGCCAACAACGAAAACAATTGTAAATGCTTCCGGCATCATTAAGCTGAACTACACCGTCGCCATCCACATAGCCGACAGAAAGGGCGTTAACCTTTCCGGCGCAACCGTGACTTGGCTGGACTCTCAAGGGAATACGGGAAACACCACTACTGACGCAAATGGGAACCTGACCGCCGCATTTACTTTAACCTCAAAGCAATGGGCGGGGACGAGTGAGACCCTGACAGACTACAACACCTTTACCTTCACCATCACCAAAGCAGGCTACAAGAAACTGGTTCTTGAGAACATCACTCTCAGCGAAGCAATAGACTGGCATCTGGAATTACAGCAGAACATGGACAATAACTTCAGTAAGCGGGCAAGGATGAATACATGAAAAGCGTAATCACAATCAGTCGTTTCTGGCACTCTCCAAAAATTACGACCACCATATCAAATGAGTCTATTAAGCTCAAGATGGACTTGGAGGATTTCGTTACGGCACTCAAAGAGGAAGTCGGCTCGGTAACTTGGACGTTTAGGAAAGAGACTTTCGAGAAGCAGTTGGATGAAGCGGTTGAACGAACACTTAAAAAGATTCAGCAAGAAACAAATAAGGTGATGTAATGAGGATGTGGCCTACGAACAGATTTGTGCCAGGGGATTGTAAACGAGAATGTCCGAGGTGCGGATTTGACCTCTTGGAATCTGAACTCGTATATGAGCCACGCACAAAAAGTTATGTTTGTCAAGAATGTTATGACCCCTACGGGAGTGATGATTTGCCCCGTCAGGTGATAACTGAAAGACCCTTTAATCCAAAGGGATCAGGTGAAATATCAAGCTGAGGTAAACCATGACAGTTTCAGGTTCAAGAGATTGGGCTTTGACCCGCGACAACATCATCTATCAGGCGTACCGAAAGATAAATGTCTATGGGCCTTCCGACACCCCTCAGAGTGGGGATATTACTCAGGCCGGTGTTGTCCTCAACGCAATGGTTCAGGAATGGCAGAATGATGATGTGTTCCTGTGGACGCAAGCGGAAGATTTACAACTCGTCACGGATGGGACAGCGTATGTCACACTTGATTCCTATGTGATTGATGTTGAAAACGTGCGGTGGGTGAAGAACGGGACGGAAACGCCCCTTAGAAGGCTCACCCGTGAGGAATACTATGCTTTACCCGATAAAACTACGGAAGGAACTCCTACGTCTTTTTATGTCAATTGTACACTTTCTGCAACTACAATGTATCTTTGGCCGGTACCGGCTTATACAACTTCTTGCGTCACGGGGACGGACGCTCTTTACTACGTTTGTAAACTGGATCACACATCGGCAACGGCAACGGACAAACCCATAACGGGAACTTCCTACACGACTTATTGGGAAGCGACAACAGACGTTGCTCCCACGGCAACGTGGGCAACCGCAACAGCATACTATTCCGACAGAATCAAACTCACAAAGACGGTTCAGTTACAGGACTTTGATGCTTCAACAGACTCGCCGGATTTTCCGGTAAGATGGATGCAGGCGTTGATTTATGGTCTTGCAGATGAACTCGCCACGGAACACAACATCTCTGATTCGTTACATTCAAAAGTGCAGGCGAAGTTTCTCTATTACTATACGAGGGCAAAGAACTCTAATTCTGAAGGTGGGGATTTGAACGTATTACCAAGGTTAAAGTAATGGCAGACGAAAAAGCATTTACATGGTTGTTGAATGGTAAGCTGAGAACTGCGGATGATGGCGTTCTTGTGGGTGAGGGAGATTTCAAGGAACTCACCAACCTGAGATATGGCGACCAGAACCCGAAAGGGATTCTTGGCATGACAAAGATTAACGCTGCCGCGACTTCATATACAGACCTCAAAAACGGGTTCCACTTTAGAAAAGACCGCGTTGCAGAAGACCATCTCTTAGTCCAGACAACGGAAGCAACTGATTCTCGATTGGTTAAGTCTGATACGGCTTCCAATGTCCCTTCGGCAGATACCTTCACGAATTGGCTGACGTTAGACAATAACAATCGGGTGAACTTCTCCAAAGCCCCTGATAACTCAATGCTTTTCTGTAATGGGGAAAAGAACTACGTTTGGGGTGGGGATAAGGCACGAACTCCCAAGTTCATTACCTCAAGTGCGGCAGTAACGACTTCGATTACAAACCCCGTTGACTATACTGAAGTAATCAATAACGAACTCACGGATAACGAAAACGTGGCGATTCTCGGCGGTGGGGATGACGCAACCGCGGTTCTTCTGATTCACGCCAACGAAGCGGATGCCACAGCGGGAACGGACATAATAGATTCCGGTGCGACAACTCACACCATCACCGCGACAGGCAACGCACAGGTTGATACGGCACAGGCGAAGTTCGGAACAGGGTCAGTCTTGTTTGACGGGACGGGTGATTATCTTTCGATAGCCGATCATGCCGACTGGAACATGGGAACAGGCACTTTAACGATAGATTTTTGGGTAAGATTTTCTGCTTTATCCGGACAACATTGCCTGTATTCACAAGCGACGACAACGAGCCATGTCACCCTGTATTATGACAATACGGCACAGAAGCTCATCCTGTCGGTTATGTCTGCGGGAACGCGGGTAATCCACGAATCCGGCACCTGGGCGCCGTCGGCAAGCACCTGGTACCACGTTGCAGTAGTAAGAGGTTGGGGCGGCGTGGCTAACGCATGGGCGATTACCGTTGACGGAACGGCCATTACCACCTTCACAAACGCGGGAACGATGCCTGACATTGGGGCGGTTTTGTGGATCGGGATGCATCCGACAGCCGTTGTCCTTGATTCGGGAAATACTGGACATGGATTTACGGCAACAAACAATGCCGCCCTGACTGCGGCACAGTATAAATTTGCCAACGGCTCTATCACGTTACCGGCAGTTACAGACTATATTTCAGCCGCCGATCATGCCGATTTTAACTTTGCCGCCGCCGATTTCACAGTTGAATGTTTTGTGAGGGTTGCCACATACCCTGGCGCGGGAGAATCTTCACATCTTGCAAGACAATGGCAGACTGCGAATCAGTATGGCTGGGTACTTTATATCTATAATGATGGTGGGACTAAAAAGCTGAGGTTTGGATACACCACAGATGGAACCGCGGGGACGCTTACAACCATATCGCAAACCATGTCTGCATCGGCGACAAATGCATGGTATCACGTTGCAGTAAAGCGAAACGGGAACGCCTTGTCGTTGTGGCAGGACGGGGTTCAGTTGGGAACCGACTCTGACGTAACCGGAGTTACAATACACAATTCCACGGCGGCGTTTATAGTGGGAGCAGGAGATGGTGGCGGGGCTGTCTTTGTTGATGAAATGAGAATCAGCAATACAGCAAGGACGATAACTGTCCCGACAACGCCCTATACTTCTGATAGCAACACTAAGCTCCTTCTCCATTGTAACTATATCGCCCTCAATGGATGGGTTGATGAATATCGGGTGTCAAAGGGAATTGCGAGATGGACAGCGGCATTTACGCCTTTTGTGAGGGCTTATTCCACCGCCGCACTCACTTGGCTCGTAGCGTCCATTAGACCCCTTCAGGGCGTGTATCTCTATTTGCAGGATGTAAACTCCATCGCCAATACTCTAACGGTAAAGGAATGGAACGGATATTCTTGGAACTCTCTAACCGTAACAGACGGAACACGAAACGTAGGGGATACGGCATCACTCACCAAGAACGGTGCGATGACATGGACTTCGACTGAATCCACCTCAAAACCCAGAATGTTGAATGAGATATTTGGTTACTGGTATCAGTTCACTTTAACAGCGGGTAATGCGACAATCTATCAGGCAACAACAAACATGGCACCACAGCCCATAGTGGATATTTGGGATGGGGCATTAAGAAGCTGTTATGCATTTTTCAAGTTCACCACAGCCTATACAGACCTCACGGTAAACATCGCTGATTCGGATTACTCTTCGTCAACAACTTATTCTTATGCGAACATTGGCGGTCTTGCGGCATTTTCCACCCCAAACAACTGCGTCTTTGCAGGATTTACTGAAAGACTCTGTGGGCTGCATTTTGTCCTTCCTGACGATACGAAAGTCAACGTCACCGCTGCAACCACGATGGCGATTGATGCGTGGGATGGGTATGCGTGGCTGAATGTCGGCACGATTTCAGACGGTACTTCCAGCGGGGCGATTTCCCTCAACCAAACCGGAACCGTGACATGGCAACCAAGAGAGGATAATACAGAGTTCAAGACAACTATCGGGAATGGTTCGGAATACTACTATTACAGAATCCGGTGGGATAAGGAAGTAGATAATACAGGTGCGGGAAATGACGTAAGGATAGATTCGATTACCGGCATCCCTGTCCAGAAAACCCTCAATGCGTATCGTTATCCCGTCAGTTGGCAGAACCGGACTTGGCTTTTAGATGAAGTTAAGGGACAACGTAACGCGGCAATCTGTTCCTCTTCGGGAACGACCTGTGTATTTAACGGGACGGATTCGGTAAAGTTTCAGATCGGTGGTGCGGAACAGCTCATGGCTGCCGCATCACTCTACACAAGATATGGCGGTGCGACATACGAAAATCTCATTGTCTGCAAACGCAACTCCACTCACTTGATTGATGGAACCACCGTAGCGGATTACAGAATCATCGACATTTCCGATACGGACGGGTGCATTTCCCCCCTCACGATGAGGAAGTGCGATTTGGGTTACGAAGTCGCTCCAGGAGTGTCGAAGCACGTTGTGATTTGGCTATCCGCCTCTGGTGTGATGATGTATGACGGTAGTGTATTGTCGAACATTTCAAGGGATATTCAGGACAGGTTCCAATCGTGGCAGACGAATTACATCAACAATGATTTAGTGGCGAATTTCTTTGGGGATTACGACCCAGTTAATAAAGAATATCATCTGATGATTGCGACAGGTTCTTCGACAGTTCTCAATGAAGAATGGGTCTATGATATTGTAAGGAGGAAGTGGTATCTCATTGACCGAGGGGCTACAAAACGCCTTGCGTGTATGTGGAATGTAACGGATTCTTACGGAAACACCTACAACTATGGTGGGACGGAAGACGGATACATTGAAAGATTAGAATACGGGACGGACTTTGACGGAACGGACATCACCCATACATTGACTACGGGTGACATTCCTCTTTCGGGAACTCCATTAGTTGAAACGGAAATGAAGTATCTGAGGTTGGCGGCAAAGTCTAAAACAGTTACTTACAACACGATTGCCCTTACCCATTACGCCAACACACAAACCACGGGAACTTCTCTAACGGCAATAGCCATGTATGGGTATGATACGAGGGGTTCTGATCTTGTGACTAATGGGGGGTTTGCCACCGCGACTACGGGATGGACAGCCAATGCTTCATGTTCGATTGCAGTAACTTCCGCGTATCTCACCATGACGAGAGTTTCAGGAACGACTCAATATTGCTATCAAACCATAACGGGACTCACGGTAGGGAAGACTTACAGGGTTTCTGCTTATGTGAAGTCGGGAACTTCGGGTAATGAAACATTCTATTTATACATTGATGACGGGGCTTCGTTTTCCGAAACGGGGACGACATCGGCAACGTGGACAAAGTATGACCTTTCGTTTGTGGCTACGGCAACAAGTCACGCGATAAGACTTGTAAAAGGTTCTGCAACGGCAGGGACAATGTTGTTCGATACCGTGACCATGTATGAAGCCACCCCTGCGCAGAGGGTGTTTATAAAAGAAATCCCCGTTGCTCTTAGGGGTTATTGGCATGGGATTAAGATGGTTGTTATCACAGATGATGAATCGGTGGGATTTGAACCTTTCTTATTGTCGGGAACCGTGGTTCCCACTAAACAGTCCCACTATTAGGAGGACGGCATGACATCGTTAAGCGAATGGCAACAGTATATGAACAGGAGGAAAGTCCTCACAGGCAGGACGGATGATTATGCCGGAGTGACGGAACAGCTTGCCACTGCGGGACTTGCCGATTTGAGAAGAAGGGAACAGCAGGGGCAGGAACTTAATTTAGCCCAACAGCGAATCGACCTCGGCAAACAGTCCCTTGATATACATAGGATGTCCGTCCAGAATCAGCAGATAAACGACCTCCTGAACTATAATTTGAAACGGCAGGCATTGGATTCTCAGGACAAGGCGGGCAAGACTTCTTCCGCTGTCCAGGTTCCCCTAACATTGGCTTATGCTAAAAGACTTTACGATCTTTATTAGGTGATGAAATGGCTTATTCTTTAACGGAAGAGTGGAAAAAATATCTTAATCAGAGGTCAACCCTTACGGGAACGCCTACTTCTCCCGGTGCGTTAGAGGACTTGAGGGGTGCGGAACTCAAAGACCTTCGTGAACGAGCCTATGGTGATGAACAGACACGGCTGAAAAACGAATCCATCAAGCAATCGCAGGAAGGTCTTGATATACAGAGAACCGAAATGGAACAGAATCAAGCCGCATCACTTAGGAACTACGACCTTGCACAAAAACAGATAGACCAAGCTGAAGGTGCCGCAAAGACCTCTTCTATGATTCAGGGAGCGCAAGGGCTTATTACATTAGACGCTGTAACGGGTGGAACTGGTGCTGGGCTTATCAAGAAAGGCGTTTTGACAGGGGCAGAAAAAGCTGGTTCGGCTATGGGACTTGGCACACAAACCGTTATGGAATCGACAAGTATTGCAGGGGGGACTTCGGCCGAAGCACTTGGGGTTGGGTTAGGAAGTGCCGAAACGGGGGCAGCAACAGAAATGGCAGCGGTTACGGGACAGGTAGCAGCACCAACAGTAGGAGAAGTTGCGGCAACAGAAACAGGGGCAACGCTTGGAACCGTAGGAACGTCCGCAGCGGCAGGAGAAGGGGCGGCATCGTTAGGTGGTGCTGCAAGTGCCGGATTGTCTGCCTTACCGTGGGCGGTTGCGGGGTATTATGGTGCAAAATTAGGTGGAGAAATATTGGAAAAGAACGCCCCGACAACCTTCCAAGAACGAATGGGCAGAACCATGCAAGACCCATTACAGGGCATAGGGAAACCGTGGGCTAAAGAAATCTTTGGTGAAGATAAGTATGAAAAAATCGAACCCGTAATGGAAGTTTTAAATCCCATCGGTTGGGTTGCAAAGAAGGCGGGGTGTATCATCATTACCGCCTGCACGGACAGAAATTCCCCCGAAGTCAATATCGCCCGGCAGTATAGAGACCACTACATGACGATAAAAGAACAGCGGGGGTACTACAGACTTGCAGAAAAAATCGCCCCCCTTATCTACAAATATCCTTTAGTCAAACGGTTCATGTATAAACATCTGGTTCTCAACCTTATTGAATATGGGAAATACGCCCTGCACAAAACAGACACTACTCCATCCGTAGTAGCTACGTTAGTGACAAAGACATTCCTTATGGTTTGTGGACTATTGGGGAACACACATAAACAATTCACTCGATGTAATGGGGAGGTACTGTAATGGCTGGCGAATGGGCAGGATTAAGTCATGGTCTCAGCGAACTCAACCGAGGGATGCTTGGGCTGATTAAGTTGAAGCAAGAGGAAGTGGAACAGAAAGCCGTTGCGGAAATGCGAACCAAGCAGGCAAAGGTTCTTGATTATCAGCTTCAGGAACTCGAACGAGACACCAAGATAGTCGATTTGGAAAAGGTTGGCGGGATGTTCCACTTAGCCCCCGACCAAGTAAAAACCCTTGCGCCAAAATACTTCCCCAATTTCCAGCAGACCATTGAAGGAAAATATCTTGGAACTCAAAGAGATTTCGCAGCACACATGGAGAAGTTTGTCAAAGACCCCGAAGCTAAAATGGAAGCGTGGGGCATGGCAAAAGAAAACCTTGACAAACAACACGAAGCCCTGAAAGCCGAACATCAAACGAAGGTTGGAACCGTTCAAGGATATGCGGGAAGCGAATCCGAAAAAGAAGATGGTTTGAAAATCGCCCAGAACAGAGAATTCTATAATGATGTGGATGCTAAACACAAGAGGGCGGAAGCGGAATGGCTACACAAAAACGCAGACACAAAAGAAGTATGGAGCAAGCCATTTGAAATGACTGTTGGCGGCAAAAAGGCGGTTGTTCAGGCGAGTTCACACGGTAAAATCACTCCCGTTATACAGGATAAAAGCACAACGATAGTTAATAGTGGTGGAAGTGATGACAAACAACTTAGGCGTTATGAACGAGTTGACAAGACGATTAAATCTGAGGCTTACAAAGAAGCGGCAAAACAAACGTCATTAAGATTCAAGGATTCAATGACGATTACACAAACACCGGAAGGGCCTCAAATTAACTTTGGCGACAGCAAGGAAGCAGAATCCTATTTCAATAAAATGAATAACGACCTCTACACGCAGAAGGCACAGAAGGCACAGAAGCGCGGCCTATTGCCTTCTAATTGGGTTGATGAGGGCGGCAATACAAATCCCGAACCACAAGTGACACCCAAAGACCTCGTTTCATATTTCAAAACCTATGATGGGAAGTATAGTCAGGAACAGATGTTGAAAGCGGCAACTGACATTGGATACACAAAAGAACAAATAGCACAAGCATGGAAAAAGCACCGTGGCAAATAACGTATTGGATGACATGATTGGGCTGAAGCCGACAAGGGGAGTATTGGACGAACTCGTTGACGAACCAACCCCTACTGACTATTCTGTTGCGGGCTTTGAAGATAACCCTGACCTAAAGGGAACGTTAAAATCTACGGGTGAGGCAGCGTTGACTATTGGGACTGGGCTTGCCGGAATGGGTCTTGGCGGTCTTTCCATGTTTTCTTTTGATACCCGCTCTCCACAGGAACGAGCAAAAACATTTGAAGATATACAGGAAGAACTTACCTACCAACCCCGTAGTCAAGTTGGCAAGGAACTTGTGCAAGCCACAATGCTTCCCGTAACTGCATTAGACTGGGCGGGGGAAAAGGGTGGAGAATATCTTGACGAAAAAGGCTTCCCCATACTTGCTGGAATATCGAGGTTTGTAGGGAAAGCAACCCCATTTATTCTTCCGGCAGCAGTTAAGGCAGGTAAGTCAATAAAAACTGCAACGGAATTTAAGGGACTAAGGGATGTTCTTGAACCCATAAAGGAAGTTAGTGTTCCAAAAGGAACCACCCCAGTTCCACCAGAAGGGTTTGTTCTTGATGAACTGGCGGGTGTAACGCCAAAAGTTAGTCCTTCGTTGGACAATCTTGCTACTGAACAGAACTTGGCAATGCAAAGGGGGTCTGTAACCAAACCAGAAAAACCGTCAACACAGTTTTCCTTTGAAAATCCCGAAACGGAAACACGATTCACACAGGCTAATGGACTTCCACAAGAAACCATAGTTGATAGAGTAAAGTCTGGAATCAATACATTATGGACAAATTTAAGTCGTTCCTATGAGCATCTGCCAAATACAGGTGAATTTGCACAACTTCAGTTTGATCTTAAATCCCTTGAAAAACAAAAGAACGTAGCCAAAGATACTACCATAAAAGCTATTGGGGATGTCACGGCAGGGTTAGATAAGACCACCTACGACATATTCAGAAGGAAAGTTATCCTTGATGATTTATCCCATGAGGCGAACTTAGGGCGTGAACTTCCATACGGATTCACACCCGAAACTTTAATCGCTGAAAAGAAAAAGTTTGATACACTTGCAGACGCATCACCTTCAGTTACAGATGCCCTCGCAAAACGGCAGGCCACTTGGGATAAGTTGAAACAGGACTATACTGAAGCGATGGACAGTATCGGGGTGGATGTATCAGAAAAGTTCACCAATGAAAGCTACTTCCGGCACCAGGTTCTTGAATACGCAAACCTTCAGGGGATATTTGGAACAGGGCAGAAACTAAAAACCCCTACAAACCGTGGATTCTTAAAACAACGAAAGGGTAGTGAACTCGATATAAACTCTGATTATCTTCAGGCAGAGTATCAGGTCATGGGGCAGATGAAACATGACATTGAAACCGCACGGATAATCAAGAACATAGACAAGAACTACAACATAAAATCTAAAGTCGTTAAAGACGCGAAGGCACAAGGTATAGAGGATTGGCATGAAGCCATCCCCAAAGGATACACCACATGGCAACCCCGTGAAGGAAATGTGTTTTACATGGCTGATACCATCCCTTCTAAGTTGGCGAATAAAATAAACGAAGGAATTGTAACAGAAATTGCGGGCGAGGATTTAGGGAAATCTCTCGCAATGGGCGGGAAAAGAAACGAATGGGTTGTTAAAGATGAAGTCGCCAATACATTAGACGAAATAGTCAAAACCCAGAACCAAGGAAAGTATCTTGAATTTGACAAAAAATTGCTCAGTGGATGGAAACAATGGCAACTTATACAGCCTCGTAGATGGTTCAAGTATAATACCCGAAACCTGACGGGTGATGCCGAAGCGGTATTTGTCGGCAACCCATCCGCCTTTACGAAAACACCACAAGCCGTTAAAGAATTATACGAAGTATTCAAAAACAAGAAATCCATGACTCCTGAGATGCAGGAATGGTTTAATCGTGGTGGAATGTCGTCAACCCTTCAAGCACAGGAAATGGGTGATATGAAAAGCCTGTGGATGTTCTCAAAACTCTATGAGAAAACAGGGAAGGCAACTGATCTGCCTGGAAAAGCATGGGCAAAATACTGGAATACGGCAAGACTAACGACAGACGCAAGAGAAGCGACACTTAGATACTCTGCTTATCTTGACTACCTCGAACAGATGCAAAAGAACAAAGGAGTCCCAAAGAATTTCGGTGCATCCAAACCAGAAGAAATCATGGGTCTGAAAGATATAAGAGATAGGGCATATTGGCTTTCCAATGATTTATTGGGTGCTTACGACAGAGTGAGCGTTGCAGGGCAAAGTATTCGTCAGCATCTTATCCCTTTCTGGTCATGGCAGGAAGTCAACATGGGTAGATACAAGCAACTCTTCAAAAATGCCGCCAATGACGGTAATCTCGCCACAACAATAGGAAGGAAATTAGGCGCCACTGCCCCATTGGTAGCATTAAGAACGGGTCGTCTTGTATTACAGGCTTCAGCTTTTGCCGCCGCGTTACAGGTCTATAATCATACCGTATTCCCTGAACTCGAAAAGACAATCCCCGATGAAGTCCGAAGGAAACCACACATCATTTTAGGGCAAGATGAAAAAGGTGAAACTCTATACTTCAGTCGAGTTGGAATGTTGGGTGATGCACTTTCTTGGTTCGGCGTTGACGGTATTCAAAAAGAAGTAAGAGAATATCTGAATGGCCACAAGCCACTCAAACAGGCGGCAATAGACTCAACAAAGGAAATTGCCAAAGGCCCAATAAACGTTCTGTGGAGTGGCGCTATCCCCTTTGCAAAACTTGTTATTGAGGGTGCGACAAGACAATCAACATTCCCTGACCTGTGGAAATCATCAACGATTAGAGATAGGGGACTTTATCTTGCTCGTTCATTCGGGTTGGAGAACGAATACAAATTCCTTACAGGAAAACCATCAAAGGGATACGGGGAGTCTATTTCTAAGGCGTTTATTTATAGCGCTGATCCACTTGAAACTTCTTATCGTGACACCTATGATTTGAAATCAAGATTTATGAAACGAATCGGTAAGGATAGCGAGGGATTCTGGCTCACACCTAAAGGCGATGCACTTTACAATATGAAACTTGGAATGAGATATAAAGACCCCGATGCAATATCAAAGTATATTATCGAATACGCAAAATTAGGCGGCACTACCAAAGGAATTGAAACGTCAATAAAAAATATGCACCCCTTATCAGGAATGAACGAAAATATGAAAAAAGCGTTTATGTCGCAACTAACAAAGGAAGAAACAAATAAGGTTGCCAACGCAATCAAGTTTTACGAAACAACCTTAATGGGAAACAAATAACATGGAGGGTGAAATGAAGAAGTTTTTGCTACTTTTAATTATCTTGACTTGTGGGGTGGCTCATGCCGACACGATAGACTTCGGTGGTACATTGGTATATCCTCTGTTTCAGCAGACCTCAAAGCCGTCAAGCCCTCCATCTGGATACAACTATATCTATTTCAAGAGTGACAATATACTCTATACGTTGACCTCAGCGGGGACGGAAACAGCAATCACAGCGGGGGCGGATGTTTTAAGCGTGGGTGACTGTGCTTCCGGGGCGTGTCTTGACGGAACCTCAGATGGGGGGACATACATCTCTCTCTACGGTGGTGCGTTGACCAAAAAAACCTCTCTCTATGCGGGAAATAGCGCGGCAGACCTTTCCTTTTACCTTCCCACAACAGCAGGGGCGCAGGGGGGGGACACTCTACTTTTCTGCAGCGAATCAGCTTGCTATCCTCGCAGTTGGTACAGCAGGGCAGTTCTTAAAGACCGGCGGGGCAGCGGATGGTACGACAGCGTTTTCCGCTGAAGGTGCAAATGCTTATTACCCATATACCCTCTATACCTGCCCCCACCCTCTTACGGGATACAGTACAGGGTCTTGTATTGCTGAAACCGCTGGAACGGCAGGGTATGTCATTACGGGTGCGGCACAGAACTCTTTGGGTGTCTCAAAGGTAGGGAATGGAACTGTGACATCTTCCCCGGCAGGGATTAACTGCGGGGCGATCTGTGGGTATGCCTATGATGACGATACGGAAGTGACGCTTACGGGTACTCCCGATACGGGATATGATGCGGCAACCTTTTCGGGAGATTGTTCGGCTGCGGGTGTGGTAACCTTGAGTACCGACAAAAACTGTATCGTGACATTCAACAAAACCGAAGGCGGTGGTGTGGGTACGGGGGCTTCATTCAAGCTCGGAACTGGGGCAAGTTTCAAACTGTATTGAGGTGACTTATGCTTAAACGAGAAACAACGGTAGCGATTATTGCGTTAGTAGCCATTTCCTTTGCTGTTCTTGCGGCAAAATATCTTGGCGTGGACATTGAGGTGGAAACGATCCTTTCCATTTCCGTGACGGCTATTGCGGCATTAGTCCGTGGCGAAGTCGGGCAACGAAAAACAGATGATCCAAAATAAAGGAGTCTCATGTGGAAAAGCTCGTTGGTGGTTTTATTCCTGTTCTGTTCGGTTGGATTGGTTACGTTCACAAATCGCGCCCCTCAAGGGTGGAGTGTGAAAAACAGCACCTTGTCGTGGATGCTCAATATAAAGCCATCTGCTCAAAACAGTCCGCCATGCATGAGGACGTCAGAGAGATAAGGGATTTGCTCACGAATCACATACAGAAGAATGGGGGTTTGTATGGAACCCGTTAATGAGAAACAATGCAATCTAAAGCACGCCCCCATTGACAGTTTTATAGTGGAACACAAAGAGTTCAACCGTGACATGAATAAATGGGTTGCCCATGTTGATAAGAAACTCACCATGATTGATACGAGATATAACGAAAAGACCACTTCGACAACATGGATTGGGATTATCGCTATTTTCATATCTATCTTGGCATTGATTTTAGCGTGGTTGCACAAATGACACTCAGAGAGAAAAGAGCATTATTCACATCACTTCTGCCCCGCCTCATAGACAAGATGATTGCGGAAGGATACACGCCACTTTTAGGTAAAGACGGTCTGAAGCATATGGACGGTTCGTTACACTATGAAGGGCTTGCGGTGGACATAGACTTGTTTAAGGGTGACGCATATCTTACAAACTCAGGCGACCATCTTGATTTTGGGAAGTTTTGGGAATCTTTAGACCCTGGGTGTCGGTGGGGGGGTAGATTTAAGAAACCGGATGGAAATCATTATAGCCTAACTTATGGGGGTAAATCGTGAGCAGATTTCTTACCGAGTTTGACGTTAGATTGGTTGATGACGATTCCCTTTGGGAACTCCGGGAAGACCTCCTCTATGAATCGGACATGATAAGAAAGGTCATCCGCATCCCCAAAGGATTTCAGTGTGACGGGGCAAGCATCCCCCGAATCCCGATTGTCTTTATGTTCTACGGTGACCGCGCCCATAGAGAAGGTTTCCTCCATGATGCAATGTACCGCATAGATTCCATTCCTTGTGTTTCCAAAGAATTGGCAGACGAGTTGTTTCTTGAAGCAATGACAGCGAGAAAAAAGCCATTCTATGTTCGTTATCCTTTATACTGGGGTGTCAGAATTGGTGGCAGCCCTTTCTACCATAAACGGAAAATGATGGACAGGTTATGACTGCCCGTTACCTTACGATTCATCGGCATCCTCGACACCCTTAATATGGGAGGCTTGTATCGACACGGAAGGGACGGGCGGTTACTTATTCCTCCACACCATAACACCATCATCCCTCAGCCCGATTTCTACCACCATATCTTGACTAACATCTGGCCAATCTTTTATATGAAGGGGAAGAATTATGTTGAGTCCCGTCCATGTAATTTGACCTTGCGGGACACTCCATGAATAAGGTGGGTGTACCTCCGTTTTCCAGTCCTCGTAGGGTATCTCCATTATTTCCCCCGCCATAACAGGACTTGCTAACAGTAACAGAATTAAGGCTATTGTTTTCATGCTTCCCCCTTGAGTGCTTCTTTGGCCTTCTTTAGCCACATTTCTTTCCAATACTGCGCTGCATCTCCGCCAGCCTGGAAGATTTCAACGGCCTCTGTTGCACCGTCCACAAGCTCTTCCAGTTCCTTGATTCTCTTGTTCGCCCGTATAAGATCGTTATCATACTCAACGGTGCATGTTGACATGGACTGCACACCGCTCCACATATCCTCCAGTTCCTTGATTCGGTTGCCCATCGCGTCATTTTCGGCTTCAAGTTCCCGGTATGTCTTTGCGTAATCTTCTCCATAAAAACACTTCAGGTGCTTACATATATCAGGTGGGCAACAGCCATCTTCTCCACACGCCCCGCAAGTCGGGCAATACGCTTTGTCAACTTCACTCTCTAATTCCTCGATTCTCTTTTGCAGTTTGATTACCTGGGCCACAGAATTAGTTTTGTAGTCACTCATCTCAGTTTCTAATTTATCAATCTTACGATATGCCGCTCCCAAGTCGTTCTCAAGGATTGCCTTCTTCTCCCGCCAGACTTCATTTTCGGCGGTCAGGGCGGCAAGGTGGTCGGTGTAGAGGACATATGCGCCATCCCTGTGTTTCATAACTCCACCTAACCATATGTTCCATCTCTGTATCTCACTCATCCTGAGCCTCCTTTCTTGCTTTATCCCATTCCTCAATTTCTTTCTGACTAACAACCCTCCCATTCTTTATCTTTCTAATGGGTGGTGGTGGTGGTAGCTCCTTCCAAAACTTAGGCAGGTTCGCTAAGTAGTTCTCACATTCTACTACTCTGTCTGCGTCTTTAGTAAAAGCTGATGCAGGATCAATGTCTATCCCAAACACAATCTTGCCCGATACGCACCATGCAAACTCATTAAGGCATGAATCACATAGATTATCGTTGTTCATAAATCCTCCTTTTGGACCCCCCGAACTCTGCGTCCTATCTCCAAAACTTATTTGCCTAAGCATTATACATCAGCAGACCCCAAGCCCTTGATCGGGGGGTTAAAGTTTACATTTCTTTCCGTTTCTATAAAAATATGCCTTTGTGCCGTCATGTTCCGCCCACCATATACCATGCCTTGCGTGAGCCATTTTAACCGCTTCTGGGGCAATCGTGGGGCGTTTTTTGACCCAATCCATCACCATGAACGTCAGCCCCGCAGTCCCTATAGAGACTATCCAGATACAAATAAGCATCAAAAAAAGCCAGAGTAGTTTATGAAAGAAAAGTATTATTCTGTCTGCCATTTTTCAAACAGCCTTTCGAGTTCTATTGCATCTGCATTAGGCGGGAGCCAGATATGACATTCTTTAATCGCGTGGGCGGAATCTTCGGGGATATATTCAATCCGATAAAACCGCCATCCGTCAAATCCTTCCGGCCAGTTAAAAACCCCGTATTCAACCACGCTCATGTACATCTTCATTTGAGTTCTTTTCTTCGGTAGTATATGTTTATTAAGTTCTCGAAAATCTCCCATGCGGCATCCATCTGATTCTTCCCGTATTGCTTTACTTCAAACCCCTCGTCCTCGCTTCGACCTATTCTTAATATTTGATGCGACTGTGCAAAAACCGCACTTTCGATTAGGAGCTGATTATATGCCGCAAGCTGAATAGCCATTTCGGGATAGATTGCACTTCCGGTCTTTAAGTCAAGCAACGTAAGGGTTCCATCAATCACGGCTACTATGTCTGCCGTTCCACCATATTTATATTCTTCTGATACAAGGGGCTTTTCCGCAAAGAGGACGCTTATCTCCTTCCCCTTCTCCCATTCATAATACGAAAGGCATGAGTTTTCGGCTTGGTCAATCTGGTTTTTTGAGTAATCAGAGAAGTCAGTCTCTTCTCCCGTAAGGTGTGAAACAATCATATCATGGGCAAGGGTTCCAATCGCGGCCTTATCATCGGCAAACTTCCGGTAGTCAATTCCATCACAGCCTAATTTCCATGCCCAATGAATCAAGGCGTTTCCTTTATCTAACATGCCTGTAATTGTAGTAGCACCTGGCACTCGTGTTTTATCCTTTAGTTTATAAATAGTATGCACTTTTGTTTTCATCTTATTAAAAACCTTTCTTTACAATGGGGACATTCCACATAACCATTGTGCGGAGAACATGATACTAATTCTAAGTTTTCAATTCTATTATCATCTTTAACGCCGTTCTTGTGGTGGACACTTTCCTTTTTAAATAGATACCTTCCTATGTGTTTTTCCATAACCAACCGATGTTGTGCTACATATCCACCACTATTTTTATTGGGATGTTCTAAACATTTGACATAAATATATCCCTTTACTTTAGATGTTCCGCCTTTCCAGTTTGGTGATTCCTGTCCCTTTCGGTAAGGGTTGTATCCACCCTTTTTGCGACACTCAAAAGAACAGTAATTCGTTCTTCCTCTTTTAATCTCACTTAGTGTTCTATAAGAATTTTTCCCGCAAGTTTTGCAAATAATAGTTTCACCAGTTTTTTGTTTTGTTGTTTGATATTTCCTTCCCCTTGATCCCTCATATTTACACTGAAGAGAACAGTATTTAGCCCTATCCTTTGTAGAATTTGTATAAAAGACATTTCCCCCACAAACAAGACATGGCTTCGGTGGCAATTTCTTATCCCTTTGTAGTTGCCATCCTATTTCTAATCCCTTCATTCCTCATCCCCTATGTCGTCAAGCCCCACAATGACCTTTTTTGTTTCAAAACAGTCGTAATCCACGCCCCTATCGTATTCGTCTTTGGTTTCATAAACCCTTACGATATAAGTCCCATTAACGGGCTTTACTTCTACTAAGTAAAATTCAGGCATCTTTCCCTCCCACAAAATCTTTATATTTGAGCTTAGTTATAATTCTATTTCCTGCCCGCGACTGTAACTCTACTTCTGGACGTAAAACTATTCCTTCGGCAAGGAAGTCACCCCACCAAGACGTTTGAGGTTGTTGTGTATATTCAATCGCATCAACTAACCCCCCCTTGCCCACAATAGGCACAACGGAAACAGAGAACTCTTCGCCAATAGACACAATATCGTAACGTTTTAACCACCATTCCCCAATGCGAACATCAAACAGCACAAAATCAACACCATTAGGATTATAATTCCCGCCTCCCTTTTGAATCTTTCTTCCATATCCTTCCCCATAAAGGCACATTGCGTCCTTTCCATAAAACTTATCTAAGGGGAATAACTGAGTAAGTCTTTCGTATAACGGTGTTGGTATTTGGGCATTATCTGTTTTTCCACCAAATTTCACCAATTCACCATCCCATATAACCCTAATGTTCATTCCGTCAACCTTCTCAGTCCATACCCATTGATTGTTTTGTAGATATTCAAATTCAGGTGTTGACCAATCACCTAAAATAAACTTTCCTCTTTCGTCACGCTTAAACACGGAGTTAATTTTATGATATTCTCTCATCTTTCCCCTCGCAATCTTCTTTACAATGCTGGTTAAGGCAGTCAGAACAGGTCTTTCCTATCTGCTTTAGGCGGTTTTTTTCACCGCCCCACCACTTGTCAAGCCTCTCCTTGTGCCTCTTGATTTCCGCTATATTCCCTCTGTACATTCCGAAGTCAGACGACATCTATTCCCCCCAAGTATTTTCCGTTTTTACCAAATACTTTTAGTTTATTTTTTACCTTTATGACCATTACGCCCATTCTAATTAAATCAAAAGCGGGGTGTTCGTAATCTAATTGCATAAATAATTTCACTGCATAATAAGCAATCATCCCGACCTGATCCCAGACCTGATCCCTGACCTGAGTCCTGACCTGAGTCCCGACCTGATCCCTGACCTGAGCCCCGACCTGAGTCCCGATAGACCGCACGATGCTCTTTATCTTATCAGGATCAGGCATTTCTTCTGCTTGGAAAGGATTGACAGGTTTGTAGTTATTTAATCGTCTTTGTAAGTCTTTCAGATGGGGAAGTAGCACATCTATTCGGTGTATCTTTTTTAACTTGACGATATTAGTGCGAAATTTACCGTCTAAATTTGTAGGCACGATAATTTGAGCTTCGGGCGGTATGGTAAACTCAGCGATTACCCCGTCTAATTTGAGGCAGTTGTTGGCAATCCATTTTAATGTAGCAAGATTCCAACCTTTAGCACATTGTTTGTCAGAGTTAGTATCTAACGCAGTTATGAGATTTTTCTTGCTTTTGAGGCTATACTTATAAGATTGATAGGGGGACGTTCCGTCTTTAGAAAGATACTTATACCCCCTTCTTTCGGCTACTAATTGTTCTAATGTTTCAGGCATCTTTCCCCCCCATCAACTCAAGAAATAACGAATTATAGTGCCGTAAAGTAGCGTCTATTTCTGTCCCCTTTGTTATCATACCTTTTTCGATACAGGCGACTGTAATGTCCTTGCTATATGAGGCAGAAAATGATTTATTATCGCCCTTTCCAGACAATTTCTGTTGGAATTGTCCACCAAATTGTCCCACGGAAGACAATTTCGCTTTAGTCATATCGCCGCGCTTATCAGCACTCAGGTCAAACTCAACCTCCTGCCCGACCTTGTAGCTTGCGAAGTTAGGCGACCACATGGAATAGGTTATCTGCCCCCCCTCAAGCTGAAATTCCCAAAAGGTCACTTCCTTCCCCTGTGGGTTAGTCCAATGCTTCTCGGTAATACTGCCTATGGTTCCTTTCATCTACTCTCCCTCCACCTTCTCTGTTGGTCTGGGCTTACGTTGGTTATCTTATAAATAGTATCCATCATGTCTGTATAGACTTCGTGGGCGATTTCCTTGCGCTTTTCGGCCTCAATCTCCGCATAATCCCTCTCTAACGTCTTACTCACACAGTCCATGCACATCCCACTTGACTCAAACCACTTCTTTTCCATTGTGTCCTCGTCATATAATATCCGGCAATCACAGTCTGAACACCGTCCCAGGGTTGTCATGTTAGCCTCCTAAACTGTGAATAACGTGATCGATACATTCCCGACCTTAAAGCAAATAGACTTGAAATCCCCAAAGTCTTGTATCTCTGCATCCATCAATTTCACCCACTTATTAAACTCATCTTCTTTAACGTGATGGATATATACCCCCCCGTTTTCTTCAGAAAGAAATGTTGCTTGCATATCTCACCCCACACTGTTAACAATGATATAAATCGCCCCCGCTACTCCTATGAGAGCTAACCAGTAAGAAAGTTTATCCAAGAACGTCATGAATTTGTCAGACATCGTACCTCCTTATTTATCCGTTAGCCTTGTGATGTCCTGTTTATGTCCTGTTAAGTGGTTGATGGCAGGGGAACCGCCCTTATATCCGGTTCATTTTATAACGGGTGAGCCGAAGCCGCCCTGCCATCTAAAAAGAACTTTGCCGCCCGCCACTAACTGTTCCCCAAGTGAACATCGTGGACTTTGGGGCTATCCTATATCATTCTTTTTCACTTGTCAAGAATTATTTACCGAAAAGTGTAATTTTTTTTACTTGACTTTTATATATGAGGTGTGCAACAATAGCCGCCATGAAACTAAACACTAAAAAAATAGAACGTGAGCGCAAGCGTCTGAGGCTTACTATGCGTCAGATAGCTAAAAAAATCAACCTTACACCTGCGGCATATTCCATATTGATAAAAGTGGGTTCAACCAAGATCACTACTATCAACCGGATAGGGAAAGTTCTTGGCGTTGATCCTAAAGACTTACTAATATAAGGCATAAAATGACAAATCCTCTTCTTGAAGCGGCCTTGAAATACGCTGAAATGGGTTTTTGTGTTGTACCGTTAGCCAAAGGAACAAGAGTCCCACCAAAAGGATTTCCACTATCAAAGTATTTTAATGAAAAACCAACAAAAGAAACACTAATATCATGGATAGAACAATATCCAAAATGCAATATCGGTATCGTTACTGGTCAGATAAGCGGTCTATGCGTTGTTGACCTCGATAAAGATAAAGATAGTTATGATGAAAACGTAGAATTACAATACTTCCCAGATACCCTAATCACACCCACAAGCAAAACACCGAGCGGGGGGAACCATCTTTATTTTCGCACTCCCAATGGAACCAGGTTTTCGTCTAAGTCAGATGTTCTCCCAGCAATAGACTTCAAATGTGATGACGCATACATTGTAGCACCACCCAGCATACTGCATAATGGGCTGAGGTATGAATGGGCTGATGGGATGTCACTACTGGATGTCGATCCGGCGGACTTACCTCTTAGTTTTTTAGACCAAATAATACTAAATAATAATAAAGTACTATATAGGGATGTAACAAGTTACAATGCACAGACTGTTACAGATGTTACATCCCGTTACATTTGGGATAGTGGGACAAGGGATGATAACCTGTATTATGTGGCACAATGTCTGGCTGATTGTGGTGCTGAACCAAGGTATATTTCGCAAGTATTACAAGCCATTGTGTCATCTTGGGGAGAGAAGGATGACAAGTGGGTTAGTGATAAAGTTAAGAGTGCGATCAACCATCTTTCAAGAAAGGAAAGAAACTGGCAAGAGGATGTAGATGGTTACATCTCTGTTACAGACGGTACATTTTCCGTTACAGACTGTTATCACACGTTACAAGCTGTTACGAAACAGAATAAAGGTGCGGTCAGAATTGCACTAAATAGACGAAAAGACAAGACAATCCAGAAAGTAGGGACTAAAGACGGAACCTATACAAAGATAGAACAGAGCCTGGAATTTATAGAATTTGATGACAAAGAGGAGTTACCATACCCCGTTGATCTTCCTATGGGATTGAATAACCTTGTCGAGATAAGTTCTGGGAACCTGATTATTGTAGCAGGGGAGTATAACGCCGGAAAGACAACATTCCTTTTGAATGTTTTATCAAAGAACAAGAACAGGATTCCGATAAGATATTTATCAAGTGAAATGGATGGTAGTGAGTTCAAAAAACGATTTAAGGGATTTGGGTTGCCATTGAATTTTTGGAAGCCAGACGATATGACCGACTTCGTTAAATTAAAGGCTAATAACGATTACCACCATTGTCTAAAGCCTGATGGTTTGAATATAATTGACTATCTTGAGTTTAGGGATTCAGACTATACCCTTGGGGCAGAGATAATGAAAAAGATACATGATGCCCTTGGTGCTGGAATTTGTATTATTGGTATTCAGAAAAAAGAAGGGACAAGGCTTCCAAGGTCAGGCGATCTTGTTTTGGAAAAACCACGATTGGCAATTTCATTATCAAAGGCTTCTGGGGAAAGAGAGGTTATCGTTGCTGAAATATTGAAGGCGAAAATGACACGCATGGGAAAATGTGACGGTAAAAGAGCCATGTATGAAATCAAGGACTTTGGCGCAACATTAAAAGAAGAGCGTTCGTGGGGATATTGGAAGTGAAGAAAAAATATAAGGGTGTATTTAATTATCGGGCTGGAATTGACATTGAATATACTTACGCTCACTCTCCTACACAGGCAAAGGTGTTTATGATGCGCCGACTGGCAATAAAACATGATGTATCATATCAAACGGTTTTTGGAATGTTTAATGGCGAAAAGCCAAACTTTCTGATTGAGGAGGAAAAGTGAAAATAGATAGTGATAATGTATTACATTGTCCGTTTTGTGACTTTGACTATTTGCACCAATTCAAGGTGGAAGTATTTGACCGAGTCGAAGATTCTATAACAGGATACCACGCAACGATTGAGGCAATGGGAGTTATTATTGATAGTGATATGAAGAATAACCCAAGTGGTCGGCGTGACGGGGTTAAAGTTTGGTTTTACTGTGAAGGATGTGACAAGGTTTCCTTTGCGACTATCATCCAACATAAGGGACGAACATTTATTGAACATCACGCCACCGCTGAAAAATACGGGCTATATCAAGAGGAACCATGTATTTAGTCGAAATATTTGACACAGCGGAAAATTGTTGGCGGACGTTTTCTTGGCACAAAAACGAGGAATACGCCGTGATCCAAGTGGACATAATGCACGAATCTAAGGGCTGTCCCATGAGGGCGGTTTTTGAGGGAAAGATAATCTATCAGAGGCCATGAAACCTTACTACCATGATGAACAATACGGGATAACCATTTACCACGGTGATTGCAGGGATATTCTGCCGCACCTTGATCCGGTGGACTTGGTGCTGACTGACCCGCCGTATAATGTAGGGGTTGATTTTGGAGAAAATACAAATGACTCCATGACTTCAGTTCAATACGAAGCATGGTGTTTTTCATGGTTCAATATGCTTCATTCTCGCGGAACATTACTTACGCCTGGCATTGGAAATCTTGCTATGTGGATGAAAACAAATCCCAGATGGGTGATTGCATGGGTAAAAGATAATTCAATGAGGCGGATCACAATAGGGTTCAACTGTTGGGAGCCTGTTTTGTTATGGGGAAAAGTCCAAACAACCCTTTACCGAGATGTTATTACAGTTCCAACAATTCCACATCCTAAAGGACACCCAACCCCCAAGCCCTTAAAATTATTTACCGCGTTAATTGACGCATTTGGAAATGATGGGATTATCCTTGACCCCTTCATGGGCTCAGGAACCACTTTGGTTGCAGCCAAAAATCTTGGGCGTAAGGCCATCGGGATAGAGATCGAAAAGAAATACTGTGACATAGCGATTGAGAGATTGAGACAGGGAGTATTGGATTTATGAAAAACAAGTTAGGCGACACGATATTTAACCACGTTAGGGCTACATCTAAACAATGCACTAAGTGTGGCGAAGTTAAAGAACTTGATAGATTTTGTTTCACTCGTCATGGACGGTATGGGCGTAATTCAATTTGCAAGGTTTGTTTCCATAAGGTTTACCCAACAAATAAAGCACAAAGATCAGAATATTACAAGAAAAATAAAGATAAATTCAAAGCATATAAGCAAACAGAAGAATATAAAATCAAGAAGCGCGAGTGGGATAAAAAATACTACCAAATGAATACTGAATCTGTTTTGCAACACAATAGGCAACATAGGATTAGTAGAAAACAATATAAAGAAATCTTTTGTAGAGAATGTGGGGAAGTATTTGTTCCTGGATATGGGGACTTTAGACATAGTTTCTGTTGTTTGCCGTGTGGTGAAAAATATCATCATAGAGTTGGTGGCATGATTAGAAGGTTAAGAAAATATGATAGTCATTTTGAGAAGTTTGATCCCTTAGATGTTCTAAAGAGAGATAAGTGGATATGTCAATTATGTAAAATTAAAACACCTAAAAATTTACGAGGAACACAGAAGGATAATGCACCAGAGGTAGATCATATTATTCCTCTTTCAGAAGGTGGGGAACATACAATGCGTAATGCTCAATGTTTATGCAGAAAATGTAATGCTATAAAATTTAATCAAACAAAGGGGCAGTTAAGATTATTTGGATAGGAGAAACATGAAACTACAATTAGGAGATAAAATTCATCGGCACGTTCAGAACTTCCATAATTACTTTAAGCAGGGGAATCTTTCATGGTTAGCGGCGGGGAATGAGCTTATAGAATTGAAACGGTTAAGGGTTTGGGCTGTCGATGGGTCAGAATCCCGCAGTTGGCGAGAATGGGTTGATAAATCCCTTTTAATATCAGGCAATACTGCCGATAGACTCATTAGGACAGCCGAACGCTTCGGAGATATTCTCTTAAAAAACCCCACTTATGCAGACACAGACCCCAGCAAATTAGAGTTGATTCCGTCCTCCGTTGGACAAACAGAAGAACTCTTAGGGTGGATTGAACGGGCAAGAAATTTGAGCGTAAGACAGCTAAAGGACGAAATAGCCGATTCAAGGGGGCTGGTGACTACGGATGACCATGAACATGAATGGGTCTTAATTCAAAGATGTAAGATATGTGGAATAAGGAGGATAGAATGAAACTTACCCCGAAAGAAGCAGTAAAGGCTATGTGCGTGAATTGTCTTGGGTTGAATCAGTTTAGTGCAGAACTTGTAAAGGATTGCGAAGGCAATATGGCGTTAAATGGGGTTTGTCCTTTATACCCATTTCGATTGGGCAAACGGGTATCCGTCAAGAACTTCCGAACCTATTGTCTGTATTGTGTAGGAGGAAGCAAGGAATGGGTTTCAGAATGTCCGACAAAAACTTGCGCCATTTATCCTTATCGGTTTGGAAAGAACCCCGCACTTGCTGGAAAAGGCAACACAAAGGCACTTCAAAAATACCGTGAAACGTCCGTGGGTGCATGAAATAAAAAATCTGAGGCGTTATTATGAAAAAGTCGATGGTAGATACACCTAAGAAGAAAAAGAAGTCTCTTGTCCCTAAAAACGCCCGTAAAACATTAGTCAAGAAACTGGATAAGCTCTGGTCGGAAATTGTGTGTAAGAATTGGAATGGAAAGTGCGCCATTTGCGGGAAGGTTGGGAATCAGGCGCACCATTTCTTTTCCAGAAGAAACTACTCCACCAGATGGTCAACAACCAATGGACTGTGGATGTGCTTTTCCTGCCACATTAGGAAGGTTCACCAGCAGGGCATGACTGAGGATGCCCGTGACGCACTCATAAATAAAATCGGGCAGGGACGGTTTGATCTCTTGAAGGAACGATCCAAGATGACCGTTAAATATACCCTTGATGACTTGAGGACGTTGG